AACCCCGACAATCCCCGCCTCTCCGGCAGTCACACCCCGCCTCCCCCGGCGGCGCTTATTATAAATCGGTATCCATTCCCGGAGAGACCTCGGAGCGGAACCCGCCAATTCGGCCAATCCTATACCATTTAGTACAATTTTCGGGAATTTTAGACCAAAAAATTTGGGCCGAGGGGATAGTTTTCCTACTTTTGCCCCGATTTTGCATGCCGGGAGGCATGCCGAGTATAAACCAAACCAATTCGTTATGAAAAAACTTTTCCTCGTTCTGGCCGCCGCAGCCATCGCCTCCGGCGCTTACGCCGAGGGCTATCAGGTAAACAACCTCTCCTCGAAACAGAACGGTATGGGCCACGTAGGTACGGCCATGAAACTCAACTCGGAGTCCATTTGGTTCAACCCCGCAGCCGCATCATTCCAAAGCACGCAGTTCGACTTTTCGGTCGGCGTCACGGGAATAGACTCGAAAGCCACTTATACCACCCTGCCCGACTACACGGGCAAGACCCAGTCCCGGCACTTCACGTCGGACAACAAGATCGCAACCCCGCTCTACGCCTATTTCAACTACAAGCCGCTGGACTGGATGTCGGTCGGCCTGGCTTTCAACACCCCCTTCGGCTCTTCGATGAACTGGGGCGACAATTGGGCCGGAGCGCAGCTCGTGCAGTCCATCAACCTCAAGGCCTACAATCTCCAGCCTACGGTGTCGTTCAAAATCTGCGAACACCTCTCCGTCGGCGCCGGCCTGATGATGACGTGGGGTAAATTCGACCTTTCGCGTTCGATGCTGCCCGTCGGAGCGGCGAATGCCCAAAACGTCGCGCTGAACAACATCATACAGATCGTAGCTCCGGGCACTCCGAACATCTTCGAGCTGGCAGGCGACCGCAACATCATGTCGCTGGATCTCGAAGGCAAGGCCAAAATGGCCGTCGGGGTGAATCTCGGCATCATGTGGGACATCAACGAACAATGGTCGCTCGGCATGACCTATCGTTCGAAACTCAAGATGAAGGTGAATTCCGGCTCGATCGACATGTCGACCATCGACGATCCGACGATTCAGGCCGTCCTGGGACAGCTTCTTCCGAAATTCGACATCAATCCCTCGGCAATCTCCTCGGCAATCGTGAAAACCGAACTTCCGCTCCCGGCATCGCTGACCTGGGGCGTCAGCTTCCGCCCCGTGCCGAAATGGGAGTTTGCCGTCGATCTGCAATACGTGCTGTGGAGCGCATACGACCAACTCGATGTCCAGATCCTCAATCCGTCGACGAATCTTCCGGTCCTGACGATCCCCGCCAGCGACAAAAACTACTCCAACACGCTGGCATTCCGCTTCGGCGGCGAATACCACGCACTCGACTGGCTGACGGCCCGCATGGGTATGTATGTCGACGAAAGCCCCGTAAGCAGCGACTACCTCAATCCCGAAACGCCTTCGATGACCAAACTCGCCTACACCGCCGGCGTCACGTTCCGTCCTTGCAAATGGATGCACGTCGACCTGGCCTACGGCTATGTGAATTCGGCCGATCCGGAGCGCACGGGTTCCTATCCCTACGTCAACTCCGTGCTGGCGCTGGCCAACGAGCAGATCAAGAACGTTGCCCCCGAGTATCCGACGACCAGCGCGATCACCGACTTTTCAGGCAATTACACCGCACGCGCCCACACGTTCTCCATCGGCGTGGGGTTCAGTTTCTAAAAACAGAAAAATTTACTATCTTTGCGGTGCGTTTGGCAACAGACGCGCCGCATTGTTTTTAACGGCTCCATAGTTCAAGGGATAGAACGAGGGTTTCCTAAACATTGGGGCAGAGCGGAACACGACATTCGGGCGGAACTATATACAACTTTTTCGCCGGATTATATATAACAGATGTAAGCCTTTGTAGTTCAACGGATAGAACGGCGGTTTCCTAAACCGCAAATCCGGGTTCGATTCCCGGCGAGGGTACAAGAAGCGACGGAATTTTCCGTCGCTTCGTTCATTTTTGCACGCTTCGTTTGTATATTTGCTCGCAAATGTTGTCATATAGTTGTCAAAAACCTGCACCATGCCGACCACATTCAAACCTGTTGTCTACGCCGACAATAAACGGCAGGACGGAACCTACAACGTAAAGATACGAGTAACCCATCGACGGCAGACATTGAAGCTGTCAACGAATATGTACGTCGCCGCACACCAAATGACGCGCGCGCTTAAACTCAAAGACCAAAGCATAATCGACGAGGCGAAACGAATCATCGACAACTGGCGCGCCATCGTCGGACGGCTCGGAGCTGCGGCCGACGTTATGACCGTCCGGCAGGTAGTCGACCACATCAAGCAGACGGAGCAGAACAACATGGCTTTCGAACTTGATTTTATCGCCTATGGACGCAAAAAGGCTGAAACGATGCGCCCCGGAACGGGCATCGGGTATCAGATCGCCTTAAATGCGTTGGTGCGGTATATCGGCTCGGAAACACTTGACATCAGCCGGATAAATGCCCGATTCCTTACGGGCTTCGAACGGTTCATCGAGGCCGAACCCGTTCTGACGCACAGTAGAAAGGGTGCAATCCGCCAACTGCACAAGACCAAGAAAGGCGGCCGCGCCGTATCATCCTATCTTGCCTGCGTTCGCCACATCCATAATCTCGCAAAACAGGAGTTTAACGACGAGGAATTGGGCGTCATCCGCATACCGCAATCACCGTTCAAAACCTACAAGGTCAAGCAACCGCCAAAGGTCAAAAAACGAGCCGTCAACCCCGATATACTCCAACAAATAATCAACCTCGGCGACGAACCGCGCCGTGCTGGGTCAATCTCCGATTTCACGCGCCGCGATCTTGCCCGCGATTGTTTCCTCCTGTCTTTCGGCCTTGCAGGCATGAACGCAGCCGACCTGCTATCCTGCCCTGCGCAGCCCCTCGATGGCGACGTTATCGTCTACAACCGACAAAAGACCGCGAGCCGTCGAGAAGACGAGGCGGAAATGCACATCAGAATCGAACCACAGATCGCGCCGTTGGTCGAGAAATTCAAAGACCCGACAGGCGCACGACTATTCCGGTTCCATCTACACTACCGGGATGGCAACACATTTAACGGAGCGCTGAATCAAGGTCTGAAACGAATTGACGATGCGTTGCGGGCGACCCGAGACGTCGACCAACATCAGAACGACGCTGCGGGCGAAGATCGGCCCCTGCCGGAACATATCACGTTCTACGCCGCGCGCCATAGCTGGGCAACGATAGCCCGTTCAGCAGCGCTCAAAATCGACAAATACACCGTACACGAGGCGCTGAACCACGTCGACGCAGATATGAAAATAACCGACCGATATATCGACCGCGATTGGTCGGTCATTTGGCAGGCAAATGCAAAAGTACTTGGCCTGCTCAACTGGTCGGAACTAAAAAAAAGAGAGGAAAACCGGAAATAATTGGCGGGAATCTTGCATAATAAACAAATGTTTATTATATTTGCATTGTCAATAAAGCCAAAAGGATATGAAAAAACCAAGTAAGGAACAAAAGGAGTTCGAAGCAGAGCTAATTTACTATTTAAGGCTTTACAGCGAACTAAAAGGAAGAGAGGGAGCCGCAAAAATCCTCGCTTCCATTGAGGAAGAAATCAACAAGCTGGTCGAAATCCTCAAAGAATTGTAAAACACAGCTCCCCGCCTTGCGGGGCGGGGAGCATAAACAAAATAGACTATGGCAACCAAGAAAGAAATGGACGATTTGAAACGTCGTTTTATAAGCGCAGAAACGGAAGAAGAACGCAACGAAATCGGCAAGGAGATTTCTGCGGCAATCGAACAAAACGCCGAGGAGGTCGCCGCGATTACCCTTTCACAGCTCAAAGAAACGAACGAACGAGCACAGGACGAATTAGTGCGCAATCGCCTTAAATCGGTGCTCCCGGCAATTTCGTTGTCTTACATCGCCAAGACCTATTTCAATAAAAGCCGTAGTTGGCTGAATCAGCGAATTAACGGCAATACGGTTAATGGGGTACAGGCCAAATTCTCACAGGAGGAGTTGCGCACGCTCGATTTTGCACTAAAAGACCTTTCGGCAAAACTTGCAGAGATTCGCGTTTCATAGCCTTTGCTTTATTGACAATCTCGCAGAAGCGAAACGCGACGCCCCGGCCAAACGGTCGGGGCGTTTTCTGTACATATTTTCACGGGGAAAATTAACCCCTGCGGACATAATTTTTTTACATATTTTCGGGCTATTTTGTAAACATCTGCCCGCGGCCTGTCAACAGCCAACGAGGCGAAACGCCGTAATGCTCGACGATAAACGTCAGCCACGCCGTCGGAATCTCCCGGCGGCTATCCGTGTTATCGCGCTTTTTGTAAAAATTGCGCTTGTCGATGCCACCCTCGCGGCAAAACGTCTGTATCTTCGTTTCGCCCATCGCAAGCAAGGCATCGAACGCCTCGAAAAATCTGTCCGCAACGGTTTGCATAGATCAATACATTTTGCAAGCAGCTATGATTTCATCCTTATACTTGTAAATATCGTCCAATGATTCAAGCAGATGTTTCTGTCCCCATTTCTCCACGTTGCAAGTTTCGAGATACTTATTTGAACTATTGAAATACAGGCGACAGATCGGTTTTCGGTTATTGTCGTCAAGCAGGATTCCGAAATACGACATCGTATCACGGTACTGCACGCGGTTAATATCGTCGACCTCCGGATAAAGAATTGACCGAACGATATAAAATCCCTGCAATTCCTCTTCCGTAGTTACGATTCGGTTATCCTCTATTTTTTCTGCCTCATCCGAAGTTGCGGCCACATCCGCCCCCTGTTCGGTCTTATCGACCTTGTTTTCTACTACCGTATCGGCAGAGATCGCCGATTTAAGGCGTTCATTTATGTAATCGTTGGTGTATTGTACAAATGCCTGTTTCACAATCGCGCGGAATTGCCCCATTACAACGTCGTTGAAACGGCCGGGATAAATCGGCCGGGCAAAGTATTTGACGAACTCGTCGCTGGGATTGTTGATTTCCCGGTCAATGGCATTTCGAATTTCATTTGTAAACTTCAATTCACTGGCGGTGTTGAGAATCGTGTCTACATCGAAATAACTCTTGTGGAACTCACGCAATTTATCGACCTGCGATTCCCGGTATTTCTCCATATTGAATTCGAAGAACGGTTTTTCATCCATCTTGTTTTTCTCTACCAAGTCGGTATAAAAACGATAGATAATGCCGTTGGTCAGAATGCCGAAGCGGGCGTTGGATACATGGAAATAACGAAACAGTTGCCCGTTATGCGATGTAAGGTCTTCTTTCCAATGTTTGCACTCAATCAGAATAATCGGCTGGCCGTCTTTATGAATGGCATAGTCGATCTTTTCCCCTTTTTTAATCCCTAAATCGCAAGTGTATTCGGGGACAACTTCCGTCGGGTCAAATACATCGTATCCGAGGGTTTGAAGAAACGGCATAATGAACGCCGTTTTGGTCGCCTCTTCGGTTTGGGTATTCTCTTTAAGTTTGATAACCCGTTCACTCAACAGCTTGATTTGATCTTTGAAATCCATTTTGATATGTTTTTACTGGTTATTGGCAGATTGGAAACTCGATTCGAGGGGTACATCTTCAAACTTAACGGCAACCCCGGACGCTTGCCACACAGGGCGTTTGTTTGCATCCAGTTCCCGGTAGATTCTTACACCGATCAAGCCGTTCGCCCCTCGCGTTTTAGCTCTTTCGACAAGCATATCAAGTATTTTATTAGGGGTTATATCATCCGCTGCGCCGGGGCCGAACTCCTCTCCGTACTCCATCGCAATCGAGGCAATAGGGAGGTATTTATATGTAGGTTGAGCCTCTGACGGAAAAATCCAAAAACCGCTGTTGATGTACTCTGCATAGTCAACAGAATACCTTACCGTATAGGCTTGGTATGTGCAACACGTCAAACACCAAACGGCGCAAAGTGCGACAATTCTACCAATCCCAAGATGGAGTATCGGCCCTTTCAGAATCTTCGAGGGGGGGGGGAATTTTATAATCCCTACGCGTCGTAAAACGCAAGCCCCGACAGAGGCGAAGCCCGAAGCAAGTTTTTTCATAAAATATAAGGGTTAAAGTGTTTATATTAACTATTTTAAGGACATGCACATCAATACGCGATACATTCCGTAAATATCGGCGAATCGCACGGCAAAAGGCTGATATTTCGGGTCGGGATTCAAAGAATAGCACTGTACGGAATCGTCATCGTCCCCCTTTCGCACCTCCTTTATAACACTACCGTTACAGGTATCGAGGACATAAACCCGTCCCCATTCGATGAACGCCTTTTCGTCGACTTTTTTAATAAGCACCTGCGCCCCGTTCGGATAGTCCGGGGCCATACTATCGCCCGTTACCGTCATAACGAAATCAACGTCACGAATCGGCGTGACAACGCGCTCACACTCGGCAACTTTAATTGACACAACAAAGTCGTTGAGTGTCCCACCTTGCGCTGCGAGAGGCAACAGCGGAGCAGTAAATACATTCGGCGTTTCGGCTTTGTTTGTCGCCGTCGAGGTCTTCACAGAGCCGCCGCGGGTCATAGGCCCAACGCCCGTCATCAACCATTCTGTATTAAGGTCAGGATAACGTGATGCAATGCGTTGTAGTTTATCCGGCTGAACAGATACGCGGATTGTGTTCACATAACCAATCGTCAGCCCTGCTTCGCGCTCAAAAGCACGCACAGAACGCTCTTTCGATTTAGCGAACTTGACAAGCCTTTCTTTTATAGTCATATATAAAAAAATTTCACAAAAATTTCACAAAATGCTTTACAAAGTTTGCATAATATGATGCTTTGCTTTATATTTGCATCATAATTCACAGGAATTACGCATGAATTACGCACAAATATAACAAAAATTGTTTAATGCAATACATTATTATCGCATAAAGCACAACGCACGATGAACACAACGAGCCTTAACAGCGCGACGGGCAGCGTGCTCGGACTTGCCGAACTTATCGGAATAAGCCACGGTAAAATGCGCACTCTTATCGGCCACCTATGCGCCGCAGGACTGATAACGAGCGAATCATCGAACAAAGGAACGGCATTTCGACTTACTGACCGCGGCGAACAGGTATTGAATTTCACATCGGCAGACGTCGACGATTTTTCGACCATTCTGTCGGTTATCCAACGGCCTTTCGGCATAGCTATTTTACATATTATTAAACAACTAACGCACAACGCACTATGAAAAACAACATCGAAAATGGGATTTACATCCCCGAGGAACAGCGCAACCTTATCCCCGTCGACGAATGGGTGAAGCGCGAAGATCCGACCACAGCGCAGACCGTTGTACTTGTAACCGATTTCGGAATGCTCGAAATCGCCAAAGAAGACCTACCGGGCGGATTCAATTTCGAGGGCGCACAGAAAGCTGCCGCCGAATACCGCAAGGGCTTCCGCTGCCCGACCCGGCATGAAGCAATTGAAATGTACGACGCCCGGTTCCGTGGCCTCGACGAAGCGTTCAAGAAGATCGGCGGCGAACCCGCAACGACTATCGGCTGGACGAGCGAAGCCGACCCCGACCCGGAGTACAGTTCCTACGGCGCGTTCTTCTACGGCGGCGGCACGGGCGGCGTGGGCTACAACAACAAGTATAGCACGACCGCCGTGCGTCCGGTTTCCGCTTTCAAGAAATAGTTTCACAGTTCAATCATTCCCGCGCCCTTTACGGGGCGCGGGGGTAAACCCAAAGACCAAACAACAAAGAAAAAAA